AATCCCCTCCCGTAGATTGCCTCCGCGTCCCGACGAAGGCTGCGCCGCAGAAGCTCCTAGCACGCGCCGTGCAGCCTCAGAGCCCGTCTGCCTGGCGACTACCGCGCCAGCGCCTTGGCCCGCCTGAGCACGCTTCAGGGCTCGTTCCTGCGGCCCTTTGAGGAGAGATGGAATCATGCCGCCAATGGACGCAAGGCCGCTGAGAACTGCCGGAATGATTCCAGAAAACTTCTCTTCTTCTTTATTTTCGTCAGCCATAGGGTCCTCTTGGAACATCCGAGATAATCATGGATGCAATCTCATCTTGCATCCGGTCTTGATAATGCCCTTCAGATGAGAATCGTGGCGGGCTCGAAATCGTGGGCTGCTGACTCACATAGCCCTCGGTGTTGGTGGCTAGCTGCTCTTGTGGTGGCCTTGAGGTGTCGGGCGGCTCCGTAGGAGTCGAAGCCGGAGATTCGGGTTCCTCCTGGGGTTTGTCCTTTTTCTTGTCTACCATGCTGGCGATACCGCCTGCCGCAGAAAGGCCAATCCCCACGGCCGACCAAGGTCCGGGGATGAAGCTCAGTCCTGCGCCGACTGCGCCAAACACCTTCCCGAGCTTTTCTCCGAGAGCCATTACATTTTCACCGCCTGGGGCAGGAGGGATCTCGTTGGTCCCACGCCCACGAACAAGTCTGCCGAGACAATCTCGAATCCGGCGCCGAGGCCATAAGAGATGCCTTCTCCCAAGTCCTCGCTATTGACCTCTTCGATCTCCAGCTTCACCGCCTGCGCCCTTCCGCGTTTCGGATGAATCTTGAACTGAAACCGTTCGGCCCGCTTCAAGGTCTGGTTCCAAACATTGAAGCCAAAGTCTTGGACTCGGAAACGCTTTTCCTGCGCGGGGAATGCCTCGTAGTCAAAATAGAGGCGCACCACGACATCCCCTGCCTCATAGATTTCGTCACCTATGCCACGCAATGAACTAAGATAGCGACCCAGTATCGTGATGCGCCATAACCTGTTGTAGTCCTGGATCGTCTCGCTCAGCTTCAGCCACGGGCTCCGTAGGAGCGTCCGATTCGTGCCTGTGGGATCGGAATACTCTTCCGACTCCTGCCAAATGCTCCAGTCATCGAGAAGGCGAGTGTACCGTCGCTGATAGATGCAAGCGGCTTCGCCTGGATAGTTGGTGTAGAGCATCCAGTCGCCCGTTTCGTAGTAGAACACGAGGCAGTTTTCGTCCTGGGGAGTCGGAAGCGGATTTCCAAACACCGGACGAGGGGGGCGTGTTATAGCCGTCGTATCGGCATCAGGGCCATACTTCACGGTCTGCGTCGCATTGGGGTCTGGCTCCACCAAAAAGCGGACTTCTGCGTTGCCTGGATCCAACGTCGCGGCCTTGACTCGGATCCCCCGTGCGATGTCCTCGATCGCAGCGCCGATGAACTGGATCTGGAGGTTCCTATCGAGCAGATAGAACCCACGGGGGCTACTGTAGAAGACGAGCCCGGCGGGAGTCTCAATGATGGATTTCTGATCTTGGCACCCTACGTCCGTCGAAATGTAGTGAACGGCAAATTCCTGTCCCTGCCCGCGGTTATCGGGGCCGTCCCCATAAATGACGTGGATATCATTTGGCTCGAAGATGATTACTTTGTCGTCGAGCTTGCCTATGGCTGTTAGATCCCGTTCGTCTCCGAGATTGATGACCAGCGTGCTGTTGTATTCAGGGGCCACGTAATCATCGAAGAGCTTGGAATAGATCACTCGTCCATGATGGATTGAGTCGAGCCCCCATAGGCGAGTCGAAGTGGCGACCGTTTGTCGCACGATGGGCCACGGATCTGCCGCGAGAATCCCGCCTTCGGTATAGAGTAAAGGCGAGGAGCTTGGCGGATAGGTAGGGGGCGTAGTCCCAAGCGTTACCACTCGGACCTGGCAAACGATGGGCTCAATATCGGATTTCCCTCCTTGATAGACCGTCGAAGCGACCAGCCGAAGATCTGTGTCCGCCGTATTGCTTGCATACACTTCACACCAATATTCCCGAACCGAAGGAAGCACGGAAAGCGGTGGAGTCACGTAGAGCAGATGTTCCCCGTAAGGGTTCTGTACATAGAGCGTGGTGCTCGGTGCGCTCCGGTGCGCATTCCCCTGACTATCCATGTAACCGACGACGACGGAGAACTTGCGCCATATCGTCTCATCATCGCTTGCCGCTCCCTCATTCATGGCCGTTTCGCCCTGACTCAGCATGCGGGCGTCACCGATATCGCGGACCGTGGGGATAACCGCTATGATTTCAGGTGAATCAAGCGGACTAAACTCCGCGTAAAAGCCTCGATCAAGCCACATGGGCAATGCCGTGGAGATGAAGATCCCGTCGCCCAAGGGCTCTGAATGAACCGTCGTATTCGCGGCCCCTCGCTTCACGCGATGGATTCTACAAAGAGCGGTACTCCACACGGCTGCGTCCACGCGACGAATCCACGCATTGTCGATGTTGAGTCGAAAACTTATGTCCGCAGGAGCCTGAATGACTCGATTGCAAACCAAGAACTCGCCGTTTTCTACAAGGAGCGTTGCGAGATGTGTCTTGACCTCGGATTCAATGTAATCGCAGACCTGACTTTGCCCCGCATCAATCGTGGCAATGGGTCGAGCGACTTTGCTATTGGCCTTGAAGCCGCACAGGGCAGTGGTCACAGGTTTGATCGCAGCAAGGATCTCGACGAAGTTGTGCTCGACAGTAGCAAGATCCCGAACATAAGGCGTGTAGTCAGCCCACTGTTGAAGCCCTACATACCAACGATCCGTGAGATAGACCGCGTTCGTTGCGATGCGATGTCCCCTGACCACGCCGCTATCAATCTGACTCGGAGTCTGATGCATCGACCAGATAGACCAACGAATGCCCGCTTCGATGTCTCGTGCATTGAACCAACGGGATTCAAGTGAACCGCCCATCGAATCAAGGCCGGTTATATTATTTACATAGGATGTTTTACCAGCATTCGTCCATGCCACGAAGAGTTCGATGTCATTCGTAACACTGGCTTGATTGGAACAGATCGTTCCATGAATCGGCGTCTGCGCGTATTCGCCGGAAGCGGGCAATTCCACGTTGGAATTATGGTTGCCTAAGGCAAGCGCTTGCTCGCCCTGGGCTGTATAGAACGTCGGTTGTACTGTATCGATGACTCCATACCAGATTCCAACGGACCAAAAATGCGTCGGCGTCCCCGATGGGCGAACCGTATCCCAGTAAGCATAAAGCACGTAGACTCTTGCGGTCGATCCTACGTCCACGACTTCAATGCCCAGAGGAGTAACTCCATAGTAGTTAGGAATGAGTCTCTCAGATATCGGAGAACGAAACCCAGACGTGGAGATGGCCGTGAGATAAGAGACGCGATCATTTTGATAGACGACAGAGAAAAGTTGTTCTGCCGTGCTCCAGGCTACGTGAAATCGCGCTTCAAAGTCCGCGCCCTGGCCAAGCCGCGGGCTGCGCTCCGTAAACGTATCCTGTCGTACAATGGGATATCCGTGATTTGCATCGACGAATACAGGGAGGAGCAACGGGATATCTGCAAGAGGAGCGCTGTTGAGATCTCGCATCCTTAGCGGGTGCCGAAGACTTGTCGTGTCGATCTCGGTATAGAAAAGGAACACGCGAATGTCGGTGGCACCGATGGTAGTCCTGACAAGCTGCGGAGAATGCGCGTTGTCAATGCGATACTGCGTGAGAAAATGCCCCTCTTCATCGTAGACGCCAATCAAGATATGTCGATTGAGGTTCGGGTTTGGAACTTGCCAATGATTGCGAACATAGGTTTTCTCTTGCACCTCGTAGGCGATGAACTGCCGGATGATCGGACTTTCAACTGGCCCGGTTGAGGATTTGGCGAATTGCGGCATCGCCAGGCCCGTCAAGGGATTGGTTTCGATCTCCAGGCTGGAGCTGCCGATAAAGCCGTTAGATTCGATCGGGTTCCATGAAACCCCGTCGTAGTATTTGATGGACTCCCCGGTGAGCGTATAAAGATCATCCTGAATCGAGTGGAGAAAGAACGGCTCTCCATCAGGATTGTCTACGCTCGTGATGTGCGTGAATCCTAAACGCTTCGAGAAGGAACCATCCTTTCCGAGCGTTAGGTTCTCCGCGTAATCAATCGAAGGCGGTTCGAGAAGGAATCGATCCGCACCATCGGATAGCCCCTTGTGGAAGAGGACCGAGCGTTTGGTGGGCTTGGGCAACATCACACCACCCAAAGCGTGATCGATTGACCCGCGTTGCCCGAGAGCGTGAGCGATTCCTGGCTATAGTTATCAATCGTAATGGAGTTGATGGGTTCAGCTCTCAACACAAGAGAGGGAGTCTTGCCAAGTCCATGAAGCACGCGCTCTGTTCCGGTTGTTCCTGAAGGAAACGTGAAGGTAAGAAGTTGTCCGGCGGTGATATCAAAATGAGCATAAGACTTAGGTCGGAGGCGGCGGGCGTTGACGGCCTTGTCAGTTGCAATCTGACCGGCCACGTCAGACGCCGCGCCGAATCCCTTGAGTAGTGCCTTCGTGTCTACCATTCAGTAACTCCAGAGAAGGCTCGCGTCGAAACGCTATCCAGTATGACCCTCGGCCGGTGGTAATCGGAGGCGTAAACGGCTTTTTGTATTCGCATCTCTAGCCGGCGCTTAGCTAAAAGTAGCGCGGTCGCATCGCGTTCGACCTTATCGAGCATCCGAATTGCCGCACCGACCGACACCAGTTCGAGCCACGATGCAGGATTGTCGAGCATCTGAGTATCGAGAGACAAGTCTCTTGGTGTGGGCCAATACGTGATTGCCAGTGTCTCCGAGGTAGGGGTCGGAAACACAAAGAGGCTGCGCGTTCCTGTGTTGATATTCCACCGCACGAAATAGCGATATCCGCTGAGGTTATCTCCCGCAGAGGCCAGCTCCGCGTAGGAGCTAGGGTCTGCTGGATATCCCGGCTGATATCTCCCCGCCTTCATCACATGCATCGACACCAGTCGATAGAAGTTCGGAGGCAGAACAAATTCGTGGGTGTCTCCTACCTGGGGAAGCTCTTGAGCATTGACCGCGAACAGTCTCGCTTCGTCCGCGCTCGTGATCAGATCGTAAAGCTCGTGATACGCCTCGTTGATGTACTCGTTGAGCTCATCGTCCGAGACGGCGTCGCTATCTTCGGTCATGTCCGCTCTGGAACGCGCCATTTCCCGAAGCTGCCTTAGTGTCTTGATCATGCTCGGCTTCCTAGTTGGAGGCCCCACGGGGCCAGGTTTGGCCTGGTCCCCATGGGAAACTCATTACGATGTTGCGAAGTTGAGCACCATGTTGTGACCGGGGGCCATGCACGCGAGGTTGCCGTAGCCACCGATGCGAAACTCGATCGAATCCTCGTTTTCAAGGCGTCGATAGAGAGACCCATCTCTCGAAACCGGGCCAGGAATGGCGCGGGTCGAGAAGAGTTCCCAGGTGTTCAGTTGCAGGGCGTAGCCTGTGTTTGGCGGGCAGAAGGGGTCTTTGTAGACATCGACACCTGCTGACTCGAACGTAATGGTCTTGAAGCCCACCCGACCGCGAGAATCTTGGCCGGAGGGGTACTTCATTTCGTATCGAGCATTAGCCGCGAGATCGCTTTCGATCTGTGCCCACCGCTCCGGGCTCACGAAGAGAGCGTCGGGGCTTCCTTCGTTGGCTTCGAGAACCGCAAGGGCCTCTCGAATGTTACGAACGAACGAACCGTCTCCCTTTGTGGTCTGAAGCGGAATTGTCTCGTGAAGCATGAGGAGCTTTTCCTTCCACGTGCTTCGGTCAACATTCTTGAAGTCATCGCCCGCTGTAACGGTTGCTGGAGCTGGTCCCCAGGAACCCATGCCATCAAAACACACCGGCGCGAGATCGCCTGATGTCGTGTAATCACCCAAGAAGAATAGATAGTGATTTGCCGCGATGCCTGTAGCAGAAGCCACGGTAATCAGCGCTTGACCCGATCCGTTATCAAGCACGATTCCAGTGATCTTGGTTCCCGCGCTTCCGTTGACCGTTCCACCCGTTTGAGTAGTCGAGCTTACGAGCGTTCGCTTCAGACTGTAGGTCCGAGCCATGTAGCTCGTTGCCGCAGTCAGCGTGAGAACGTTACCTGCTACCGAGGCCACCTGACCGCGCATTCCTGTGCCATTGTGATAGAGCATAAAGGCAAGGGAGTTGGCGACCTGATTGATGGCCGAATTCATAAGAGGTTCGGAAGCTCTTACGAATGCACCGACGCTATCCATTGCATCCACGGTTTCCCCGTCGATGGTAGCCGTGCCGTATCGTTTCACACGATTGCAGTCCCAAACGATTGCTGAATATCCGTCGCGTGCGGTTGCAGCGCTTGCGAATCGAGCTGATTCACCTGCGATGTCGTCCAAAATCAACGGAACCTCGTAGCCACCACGAGCGTTTCCAAACGGCGAACCGCCAGTCACACCCGTTTTCTTGGGAATCATGCCAAGCATGGCACGCTTCCTGTAGGCTTCGGAGTACACCCGGCCGGGCCGGTAGTACCGCTTCATCAAAGGTTCGGCTGCGCCCAAAATGTCATATGCAGCCATGATTTACTCTCCAATTTGTCTGAGTAGATATCGAAGCTCTTCCTCGTCGGTCATCTCATCGAGATTGGTGGGAAGCTCGATATCTAGGTCTCGGTTGTCTGGGTTGATCTTGTCCACATCGCGTTTGGCTGCCTTTTCGTCTCGCTTGACGTATCCGAGCCCTGGCGCACATTTGTGAATCAGGGCCGCTAGTTCTTGTTCGGCTTCTTGAGCCGCTTGAGCCGGATCGAGAATCCTGCCGGTCTGCTGCTTGGTGTTGAGCACCTTCTGCGCGACCACGGCTTGATATCCAGCTCGATTGAGAAGAGGGAAATGAGACTCGTTGGCCGCTACCCAGCTCGAAGTCTCTTTCGCGAAATCGTGAAGCTCTTGTTGCTCCATGCGCTGCGCCAGCTCGCGCTCCAAGCGACCGTGCGACTCTTCAAGCTCCTTGAAGCGCTTGTCGTAGGCATTCGGCTCGGGCTCTTTGGGCTTCTGGCGGTCGCCGAGCATGTCGCGGATTTGCTGAAGCTGTTCTCGTAGTACGGCGGTATCGCTTTGAGGCTTCGGTTCCTCTTTGAACACGCGATCCATGCGTCCTCTCAAAATGGAAGAGTCGGGAGCGCTTGGTTGCTCGTTCGTGCTCGTGACGGACTGGGGTGAAATGCTCGGGGCTGGTTCGATGGTGATTTCGCTCATTGTAGTTGTCCTCGCGGTGGCGTTCCTGGTTGAACGCCGGTGTCATTCGTGGGCATGGAGGCTGGCGTAATCCCGCCCATGGCTTGCATTTGTCGTGCAATGGTTCGCTGTTGTTCAAGTGCATTCGCAACGCGGATCATGCGTCGAAGGGTCGCCAGGTTCGGTTCTGGAACCTTCATGCGTGAAGCGCGTTGCTCTGCATCGGTTGCGTCGATGATGAACTGCTGGAGATTCATAAAGGGAGAAGGCGCTGTGTAGACGTTCTCGCGAAGCGCGAGGCCGATCATGCTTTCTCCGTTTTCCTTTTGAGCCGTGAAGAGATCGCGGAAGCTCTTGATGTCGGTCACGCCAAGCAGCTTCACGATCAGTTGCTCATTCATCTGAAGAGACGGAACGAGCGCGATGAGCTGTTGAACATAGTTGAGCCGTGCCGCGGGAAGCTCAGGCAGCATGGAACCTGGAACCGCCCGGATGACGAAGGAGTCCTCTCGCGGGTCCATCGCGATATCCTTCCAGGGAATCGATTCAATCGTATGGCGATCGTTGTCGATGACGACTTGCCATTCGGGATCCCGCTCCGAGATTTCTTTGCCCGCCGCGACATTCGCGTTCGCCACATCCTCGATGAAGTATTCAAACTTACGAAGCTGCGTGGCGAAGGGTACGCTTTCGACGTTGAAGAAGTTCTCGACGGCTCGCCCCGTCTCGACTCCAGAAGGAACGCGCTCGCCGAAGGCTTGCGCCGAGCCAAGGCCCGAAATCTTGTAGGCCCTTGCTTCATGCTCCCGCACGTAGATAAGCAGATCTTGCGGAACCGAGTTATCGAGGAAGAACGTCGGCGGCGTATCGCCTGTGTAGGGCGTCTTGAGCCCAGGCACCGAACGAAGGTGCGCGTCGGCAATCGAGCCTTCCCGATAGGCCATGCGGGGGACCGCGGCCTTTTCGATGGCGGTATTGACCCGATTGAGGGTCACGTTCGCATCGAGGTGGATACCAAGTAAATCTTCGGCAAGCCCAACGCCGTAAAACGTGTTGGTTGGATCTCGTTTCCAGTTGAAGAAGCAAAGCGGATAGGTGCGCCGCTGATAAGGTTCGCTGCTGATGACGGCGCTTGAAATCCAGACGACATATCGCCCATCCTTCGCTCCCTTGAAACTCGGCAGATGCCAGCTCTGGATGAGATCGATCGATTGGCCTTCCGCGTCTCCCGTTTCCGGATATTCGTCCTCGTAGGTGAGCACCGATTCGATGCGGGTCGCCTTGTCGATGAGATCGGTGAGTTTCGGGTAGAAGAGCTTCAGCGTGTCCTTTTTGACACGATTACGGAGATGGAGGCGCGTCGCTTTATGGTCGATGGTTTCGTTCATGTCCACGAAGAGATGGGACGGATGAACGCGGTGCACATCGATGCGGGATTCTTTGGTCGAGGGAACGATCTTCATGGCCCCAAGGCCATAGATGCAGGCGTCTTTGATCACATCCTCGAAGATTTCACTTTGGTAGTGCTGGTAGACTTGCGAATCGTTCCAGCGTTCCATCATCTCGGCGCGGCGTTGGATCTCTTGGTCGGCCCCGTTCGGTAAGAATTGGGCGCGTGGATGACTCTTGATGATCCGGGCCGTGACCTCATCGATGACCTGCTTCATCAGGTTATAGGGAACGCGGCTATATTTCCCGGCCCCGAGGAGAACATCGGCCTGCTCCGCGGTGAGCACCTGGAGCATGTTGTTGCCAAAACGGCGATTGACGTAGAACGAGGCGTAGAGATCGTACTTCTGGATGCGGTCGTTCAAATCGCTCATCGAGCGAAAGTCGGCCATAAGGGTTGATAACAGGCGATCCTGATCTTTCGGGGCCGTGTGCCACCACAGCACATCGCCGAGCAACAGGGCGCTTAGGTCATCCATCGGGGTGAGTATGCAGGGAAGCTCACCCTTTTGGCAAGAAGGGTTAGACGAGGGTGGACTCTAGAAGCTCCCAGGCTCCTTCGCCGTCTTGATCCATCTCGCGAAGCTGCTGCTCCTCCATGAGGCGTTCCTCGCGGGCATACCAGGCTTCGGAGCCCGGTTGTACGCTGAGGTCATACTCAAAGTCATGGGCGTGGTGCCAACAGAGGTTGTAAGCGTACTGAAGGGCGTCGGCCAAATGGTCTGAAGCCCCTCGCGGATACTCGTACTTATTGCGTTCCTTTTTGTCGGCGTCCCATTCGAGGATCATCAGGTCGTTGATGAGCTTTTGATTGAGTTCACGGGCGATTTTGAGCTTTCCGGCGCGGAAGTCGCCGTTGATGACGGAGATTTGGCTTGCCTTGTGGGTCTTTTGGGCGGCTTCGATGGGCAATCGGGTGAGCTTTTGCCAGTCTTTGAGGATCATCTTGCTGCCACCGCCCGTCGCGTCGATGGCGATTTGGGAAATCGGATAGGTTTGACAGAATCTCTCCGCTTCGGTGAGGGCTTCCATGGAAGTCAGCTCGCTTTGCTCAAAGGAATCGATGACGAACGCCTGGCCGAGCTTGTTGCTCCAGGCAAGAACGACGTAAGCACAAGGGTCGTCATAGCCGATGTCGATGCCCATCACATAGCGGAAGTCTCTCGCATGGGTGGGATCGAACGTCGGCACGATATGCTTTTGGGGATCGAGGTCAAAGGCTCTCGCCTGGTCATCGCGAACCCACAGGCCCAGGTACTCTCGTTGATAGCCCGGATGATCTTCGGTCCATCCCCGGCGTTCGAGCACACGCCGGAGGAATCCTTCGGGATCGGGAATGTGTGGGTTATCGAGGAAGGTCCAGTGAAAGTGCTCCCAGGCATGGCTGTACTTGCCCTGGTCGATTTCCCAAAACGGGCCGTATTGAACGGGAGGAGGCGTGCCTGAGACGCTGATCCAACCATGGAACTGCGCCACGGCAGGCTCGCAGACTTCGTCGATGAGGTAGTGAAGGTCCGGGCCGAAGTTTTGAACCTCGTCCACGATCACGCAGGTATAGGCGGGACCTCGGAGCTTGTTGATCTCTCGGAGCGTGCCCGCGCCCCGCATGAGAATCTTGCTGCCATTCGGGAAACTGAGGTCGCCCGTGGCCTTGTTCTGCACGATCCCGAGCTTATACGTGTCGTTGATGTGCTGAAAGGCCCTGTCCATGATGTCTCTGGCGTCTTGGCGGGTCGTCGTGACGTAGAGAGCATCCGTATTCGGTCGCTTCAAACACTCCGTGACGAGGGCGGCCCCCGCTTCCCAGGACTTGCCTCCCCGGCGACCAATGCGTTTGCATTTGTAGGGAGCCGTGGACTGAAAGACCTTGAGCTGCCGGTCGAAAAGGAATTCTTCGGGGACCCATCGAATCTCCAGCTCCTTACGCCGGATGGCTTCCTGGATCGCTCGAAGTACGTCACTCATCAGAACTTCACCGGGGAGATGCCCTGAATCTTATGAATCGCCTTCGCGACATGGGGATCGAGCGTCGCGACGATTCCCCGCTCCCATTGGTAAGGCAGAAGCGTCGTGAACAGCTCGGGATTATAGGTGAGCTTATCCTTCCACTCCTCCGTGACCTTCTGAAAGAAGGTCTCCGATTGCCAAATCTCTTGGCCCCAGATGGTAAAGACGATGTGATCCATCTCGTAGTCCTTCATCATGCCTTCCACCAAGCGCTTGGCGATGCCGTTACGCCGATAGCAGGCTTTGATGTTCCCGCCCTTTGGGGTGTAATCCCTTCGGGTGTAGACGTAATGGACGATGAGGCCGACATCGGAGGGCTCAGCCACGACAAATCCGATGATATGGCGCGTGTTGCCACCGTAGACCTTGCCGTCCTCTTCCCACGCATCCGGGTACGCCACGCGGACCACCGCTCTTGTAAGCGTGTGCTCAAGACGGCGATGCATGTAGGGAAAGTAGAGGCCCCTCGGCATGTTGCGCCAAGGAGCGACGTGATGAAGCTCCGCAAGGAGGCGGCGAAAGAGGAACCCGATTTCTTGCTCATCGGTTCCATCGGCAAGACGGATGCCTACGGAGGGGACCCGGACCCGGAGGGAGGCCGGTACAGGCCGATCGCCTCGAACACCAAGTTTACGACCTCGGTAGGCACGCCCTTCCTTTGGCAAGCGGACTGAATCAGGGCCTTCATCTTGTCCGGGGTCCAGTCCGAGTCCCGCAGGCGCATGAACTTCTCCACTTCCATTTCCGTCTTGGCTTGCTTGATCGTCATCTCGCATGCGATTTCATACTCCTTGAGCTGATCCTTGCTCAATGATTCGCGTGGTTTATTGGTCACCTGATCGACCAGGCGTTCGAGCACGAACTTCGTGAGATAGGCCGTGTCCGCAAGCATCGCGTCGATTTCGGGCCTTCGGGTCACGATGGGGGCCACGACCTGCGTATGACCGACAATCTTGTCGAACGAATCTTGGCCCATGGCCAGTCGTTCCCGGTTGTACCGTCGCTTCACATCCTCGTCCATAGGGCGTAGAGTACCATACCATGGCAGAACCGAATAAGGTCTGGCAAGAAGTACGTCGCCTTTTGGGCCTAAGCCCGATTCAGGAACGTGTCGCCGGACCGCCCGATTGGTGGCGAGAGATGGACAAGAATCCCTTGGTTCCCCTCGGTCCCGAGGAGTCCCTTGGAATCCTGAGCGCCATCGAACGGGCTTCGGTAGACCCCACGGTTCGCGGGACCATGGCTTTGGACTTCATTCCTACCGAGCATCGAACGGAAGAGCAGCATCAAGAGGCGGCGAAGTATTGGTCCGAGCGGGGTTATCCCTACAAACGGAATGAATCGAGTGTGAACCCTTCGGACATCCCCAAGGGAACCAAGGTATTGAGGAGTAGACCATGACGGAACGGAAGAAGTGCGACAAGCCCGACTGCCAGGCAGACATCTGGGCCTATGTGGGCAATGGAACGTGGGAGGACTCCGTGTGGGTCGAGGAAGCCCTTTGCAAGTACCACGCGAAGCAGGCGCTCATCGAGCTTCATGCCACTCCGCCTGAGGAACCTGAGGCGCCCTAATGCCCTATAAGCAGGTGAAGCGGGGCAAGAAGTGGTGCAATGCCAGCAAGGGCTCCGGCAAGGTCAAGAAGGGTCGGTGCCATAGCACCAAGGAGATGGCCAGGAGGCAAGCGCGGGCCATCATGGCGTCCGAGCATGGATGGAAGCCGACGAGGAGGACATGAGGCCCCCCGGAAGTAACTTCGGGCGGCATGCTCTGCCCTTTTATCGAAGCAAGGTGTTCGTTCATGCCATGAGCGAAGGCACCAAGCTCCGGATTGCCATCGAGCAAGGCCGGATCCGGCTGCCTCGAAGGAAAGCGGAACCCCAGGACAAGTACTCGGAGAGGCTAAGCCGGTTTCTCTGTCCGGCGTATGGGATGGACTACATCGAGATGGTGAGGATCGTGGACAAGTGGTGTTGGAGCCATCTCAACAGCAAGCGAAGCTGGTCCAAAGAGCCGGATGGAGAGCCTGTCGAAAGAAAGATTCTAGTCGAGGACGAATTGTCTTGACGGACCGGGGAAAACATTTGGTACTGTGTGCTACCCTTGGGTGGTAGGTGGGATCCAGAGGGTGTCCAAAGAGGGATCCACCAGAGGCATACCCACCTCCACCTCCTGGCATCTGACTAGTAAGTACCTTTTCGGTGGGTTCGGAACGTGTGTATGGCACCACCGCCTCCGGCCTTCCGCAGCCCCCCAAGGGGGAAGCCCCCCGGGGTGGGGGGTGCGAGAGACCACTAGCCCTAGGGGAGTTTAGGAACGCAGCACCCCATAGGTTGGGGCTTCGAGGCCGTCGGCGGCTTTCGGACGCAGTGCTTCCTTGGTGCTCGTTTCTGGGGTTGCGTGGATACGGTGC